GTACCACCATCGATGTAGAATATCCTACGAGAACTCTTATTTCTGAGTTTATCGAATATCATATTACCATATTCAACACGATAAAATAGCACTAGACAATTCTTCTTGATCTTAAGAACCGTATCTGTGATAAACTCTAAGCGTCGTGTATCTTGTATTGTATAGTTTTGTTCTAGGCCTAAAAGGCGCTTTCTATCTTCTTCGGTTTTTGTGAGATATTTGAATGATTCTCTTACACTATCAGCGGCATAATTCATTTCAATTACCTTTACTTCAACCGGTGAAATGTAGCCCTCTTTGATAAGCTGATCTGCCATAACCTTTTGAATTACTGGTCCGGTATATGCCATAAGTGTTAATCTATCGAGAGAATCCGGCTTAGGAATAGTACCAGACACACCAAATACTCGATCAGCAGTCATGCATTTTTCTAAGATAGTTTTAATAGAATGCGCTTTAGCCTTATGAGTTTCATCAATCATAACAGTTGTGAACTCATCAAAATATTCCTTTTTCTTTTTAACAAGGGATTGATATGTACCGATAACTACATTGGCGCCTTTTCGAATTTTAGATCCTGCATAAATTTGTTGAATTTGCAAATCTAAATCTAAAGATCCATTATTATATTCGTAGAAATCCTCAGTAGCTTGTACAACTAAACTTACATTAGGAACGATCATTAATACCTTTTCGGTTTTCTTTTGATCGATCAAATAAGCTAAAACAATATACAATATTAAAGACTTACCTGCAGATGTAGCCAATTCAGCTAAGCAACTTTTGTTCTTTATGATATTAAAGGCAGTCTCTATTTGATATGGACGTGGATCTAGTTTATGATCTTTGAATTTATCGTTAACCCATTCGGTGAATTCTTCTAATTGAATTGATCTATCGAATTTTTCAGATAAACCATTTATTTGTAATTCAAAATTGTAATCCTTACACATGTCTCTGATTATTTGCCAAAGACCTGAAGGTACATACATTTCATTTCTAAAGTAACTGATACGTCCATCCCACCAGCCTTTCTTTACTCTGGGATCCCAACGCCAATTATCAATTCTTCGTGTAAGAGTGATTTTTAACTGATCTATTTCTAGTTCAGTTGCATCTCGTAATGTGAGGATCTTTCCATTATGTGTAAGATCAAATATCATTTGTAGCTAATATAACTCTGTTTTTTATAGCAAATCCCATTTTATCAAGTGTTTCGTTTGCTTGCTTGTAATATGAGATTTGATTTTCAATAAGGCTCGTTTCTCTAATTCTCAATGACATATCTGATGCAATGTATTCCATAATTTCGTTATGTTGTAATCTAACATCGTGTTGAGTCTTGTAATATTGATACCTCATCTTTTTGTAATTCGCATCGTTTGCTCGTTTCTTTCCTAATAAGATATTCAATTCAATAATCTTATCAACAATCATGTGACGATACGATAGCATTAAAGTTTGCGATTTAGCAATCTTATGGGCTTTGTCTATAGTGCCTACTAATTCTTGAATTTTAGTTGACCAATCTTTTCGTTCTTTCTCAAGTAAAGATTCAATCTTATTTAATTTTTCTTCAGTTATAGTTGACATTAAAATAGACCTTTATCAGTTTTGTTTTCTTTATTCCAGATTTTCTTTTTCTTTATTACTGTCTCTTTATACTTTACATCAATAGACATAGTATTAGAGTTATTATAGTTATATGACGATTCTTTATCAAAGTTTACAGGTACTTTGTAATTCTTTGATGTTTCTTCTAAATCTTCGTAAAATTTATCTAACTCTTCGTTCACAAACTGGTCAAATTTCTTAAATGTTGATGATATCATAAGGACTTGTAGTAAAGTATTTATCCAAATTTTTATAGGCCGGATTTTTATCAAAATAGCAATGGCGTATTAAATCATTAAAATCTTTTATTGACGTATCAATCTTATTTTCTTTCAAAAACTTTTTCCACATAAAGACCTTTTTCTTACGCTTAAGTTTTTGTTCCATTGTTTTTCTGCCAATAGCATCATTATCAAAGAAATATCTAGCGGTTGTAATATCATCGAACATTTCTGAGTTTTTGTTGATACCACTTAAAGCTATTGAATTTCTAGGGTATAATAATGCATCAGTAGGTCCTTCAAATATTGTAAAATCTCTAGATAAATCAACGGACATTATGTTGTAATACAATGAAAGAGTATTAATTTTTTCAATGCCTGGAATTTCTAATTCTTTATCAAAAGCTTCTTGATATATTTTCTCTAAGGTATAACTTACATATTTAGTTCTTCCTGGCGAGAAATTTCGTATCTGATAACCAATAATCTTATCATCCTTAGTTAAATTAAAGATGTATAATTGATTATCTTTATCTGACCAAGCGAAATGATTTAGTCTTTGTAATAAAAACCTTGATTTGATAAACTTAAATCCAACAGTTCCTGGCTGTAATGGCTTTAAATCCTTGGCTTTAAATAGTTTTTCCTTTGGTATGGCATATTTGTTGAGTATATCAAAGACTCCTATTTGAAGATAGTCTTGTGAATTTACTACAACTTTATTTTCTGATATAAAATCTAAAACGGTAGATACATCCTCATGTTTAGATAATCCTTGCTCAAAATCTTTTAACAAATATAATACTGAAGTATGTTTGTTGCAATTATAGCAATGATACATTAAAGATTTCCAATAGACATTACCTCGTTTTTTACGTACATTGTCTACAGAATCACCACAATAAGGACATGCGAAATTTAGACGATCATATCCTTGCTTTAATCTTGATTTTTCACCATGAAATTCTGATTGAAGCACATTGGATATTCGACCTATTATCTTGTTCTTTAATTCTTGATTAATTGTCTTATCCATAAATTTGATAAACTAAAAGCCCCTAATCGATTGCTCGAAAAGGGGCTCTCTGGGTTTATTTAGACAGCGCTGTTCAACCAATTTTCTAGATCATCATCGGAATCGCTAGATTTCGAGTTTGATGTTTCAGTTTCAAATGCTTCATTAGGTTGCATTGCTGGAAGTTTTTCTGATTTAGTTTCAGAAGGAGTTTCACCTTTTTCTTCAGGTGTAAGTTTACGATAAGACTCACCAGGATTACCTGAGATATCTTGAAGGATTGTGTAAAGTTTATCAGTTTGCTCTTTAGACCAAGCTTTGTAATAATAAACGGTGAGATCTGGAGAATCACTAAGATATTCCATAATCGCTTTACGTCCTTCTTCGTTATTTTCCATAGCAACGCCATTTACTTGAACTGGAGAAGTAGATAAGAATTTACACTCGTCGTAATTCCAATATCCTCCTTTTAGCGTAACTTTCAAAGAGAAGTCTTTACCTTCGAAAAGATCGAATACATTACATGGTTCTGCACCACTCAATTCGATATCTTCAACCGATGGAGATGTTTGAGCATCAATAAACTTCTTGAGAGTTTTTGGATAACGGAAAACTTGAAGAGTTCCTTCGAGTTCTGGTCGTTGTGGATCTTTAACGATTTGTACAACAGAAAAGTAATATTCCTTTCTGCGAATTTTTTCTGCTTGTTTTTGATCGAATGCAGAATCCGATTTTGCGAGTTTCCAATAAGTATCAGCGATAATAGACTTTTCGCCAACAGTAGATGGACAATCAAAGTAACCCGCATTACCTTGAGAATCTTCCAACCAATAAGAGAATTTCTTAACGATTGAATTTTTAGGATCTTTTGGATTAGGCAAAAACCTAATTACAGATCGATAAACATTATCCTTACCTTCGGTAGGATTTGCTTTGTAAATACCAGGACCACGCTCGGTGTCTGGTTGGTTGTTCTGAAAATCTTCCAGAGACAAGTTGAATAAATCAAATTCACTCATAACACTTAATTAATTTTTGTATAACACTTTATTTTCTAGACTTCCTCACCATGAGGAGCCGTTATTAATTATATACGGTTATGTATGAAAAGTTTCAAGTAAAAAAAATTTAACAAAAAGTAGCAATATTGAAACTGACTATCCGAGAGATCATATAATAATTATCAGTAATTTCTGGTACTCTAATATAGTAAGATCAGCATAGTCCATTATAGTCCTTTAGTCGGTTGTTCTGGTTGCAGCGACAGGATCAAGCATCAGAGTTGCCACCCTCTTTCAAGTAGCAAAGAATTGCAAAAGCATCAACCAAATCGTCGACCGGTTTAGGAATCTTTTCTCCGTAATTCGTATCCAAGATATATTTATGAAAAGGATCTGATGTTAGAAGTTCGTTATCCGAATTTTTGAAAGTCTCAACCATCATTTCTTTCTTAGCATTACCATTACCGGTAAAGAATTTCTTAATAGTCTTTGGAGGATAAACTAGAATATCTGATTTAGCTATCCGCAAAATTTTCGACTTCAAAAATGTATTGTAAGTAATCAGATCAATAAAAGCATTTCCTTTAGATCCATAACTAAAGCCTTCAAACGCAAAGACTGAATCTTCTTCTACGTACGGCGCTATCGCGTTTATTATATTGTATGAAAGATAGTTAGCATTATTAACTTTCCATGCTTGTTCTTGAGTATAATCTAAATCTTTAGGTTTTTCTCTCGAATATCCTTTAACATTCAAGCCTAATCCATCTAAATCATTATGAACTGAAAATGCCTTTTTTGAAAGATCTAAATTTGAAGTAAAACTAAACCAATGTAGCCGGCCTCGATGTAATGCGCATATAGCGGTTGAATTGATAGAGAAATCTATCGCGAATAAACTCATAAATTATGATATTAAAGACTCTTGCCGATTTGTGCACCTAATGCAGCCGCAACAAGTCTTGAAGTTAATAGATCGTATAAAACACCCTTTTGGATACCGAGAACTTTAGCGATTGTTTTTCCAACAGTCTTTCCTAAAGCAGCTCCAGTCAAACCACCAATAATAGATCCGAATAAACCTTCGTTTGTTAGCTCAAATTCTAGATCATTAATATCTTTACCTTCAGCCAAGAAAATAGCAACTGCATCATCAATCATAGCTTCTTCTGCTTCAGTCAATTGATAATCAACACTTTCTTCTAAAATCTTTGCTAGATTTTCAGGTTTTTGGGTATCTAAGTATTCTTTAAATGTTTCCATTTTACATGTATTTTAATTATATATCATCGAAAAGATGCCGTGCTTCCAACTTGAAACTTATCCTTATTAATCTGAGTTTGTGGTAACAGTTGTAAATCCAAGGTGTTATACTGGAATGTAGCATCAAAGGTCTTAAATTCTTGTGATAAATCTGAATATGATAATTGGTATTCAGTTAATCCAGTAAACAAACAATCGATAAACAAGGCGGTAAACATCACGTTACCTTCAGCATCTAATATTCTGATAGGTATATTATCAGTGAATCTTGCCTTAGTAGTCGGATCATAGTAATATAAAAG